AATGGAAGAAAAGTATTGGGGAGAGAAAAACTCTCCCGTTAAGAAAGCAGTTAATAATAAAGAAATTACAGAAAAACATATAGCAGTACATGAGAACAAGATTTATTATTATGCAGGAGTGAATAGGGAAAGTGCAGCAGAACTAAATAAAAAGATTGGTGAATTACAAGTTAGAAGTTTTACAATGGCAAATAACTTGGATGTAGAACCATATCCTATTCATCTACATATAAATTCGGGAGGCGGTTCCCTTATTTCAGGAATAGCATCAATGGATACAATACTGAGATGTAAAGTCCCAGTTTATACATATGTTGATGGATTTGCTGCAAGTGCAGCAACATTTCTTTCAATAGTGGGTAATAAGAGATTTATTAGTAGACATTCATATATGTTAATACATCAATTATCTTCAAACTTTTGGGGAAAATATTCAGAGTTTCAAGATGCAAAACAAAATTTAGATTTGATGATGGACACAATTAAAAATGTATATAAGAAATATACAAAAGTTCCAGTCAGAAAATTAAACGAAATATTAAAACATGATTTAATGTGGGATGCTGAAACGTGTTTGAAATACGGTTTAGTGGACAAAATCATTTAAACAAAACAACAGGAGAAAGAAAATGGCAACAGTTAAAGAACTACACGCAAAAATCAAAGAACACTTTGAGGAATTTGATCTAAATCACGCAGTACATGCTGAAAAAGGTAACAAAGCAGCAGGTGGTAGAGCAAGAAAACATATTGGAGAGATAAAAAAACTGGTAACAGATTATCGTAAAGCTTCAATATCAGAATCGAAATAATAGGAGAAAAGTATGTGGAAACATATAGGTGATATACCAAACACAAGGGATGAACATATCACAAATTTAGAGGAACAATTTTTTGATTTATTTCCAGATTGTGAAGACAAAAATAAGGCACTCGGTTTATTTAATGAGATTGTTCAATATTTGATTGTACGAACTGATAATATTATGTCTGGAAGAGAATATAAAGATGGTGAACTAAAATGAGTACAAAACCTATGAAACCTTTATCTAAACCTAAACAAACTGTAGATTTATCTAAGGCAGATACTTTACAATGTGAGGAATGTGATAATTATTTGTTTATTACCTCATATGTGATTAAACGAGTTTCTGCAATTTTATCACCATCTGGACAAGAAGGATTAGTTCCAATTCAAGTTTATAGTTGTGGTAATTGTGGTACAGTTCCGAAAAAGTTATTAGAAGGTAGTGGACTTGAAACCTAAAGGTCTATTTGATCATCTTAATCATATAACAATAAATAAAACAAAAGATTATTGGATCACTTTAACAGAAACAGAGAAGAAACAATGGTCTAATTATATGATTAATCGTTTTCTCTCTATGAAAATGGAGTGGACTGATTTTGTTAATGAAATACAGAAATTAAAGCTTGACCCACGTCAGCTTTATGTTGTATATTCCAGTATATTACCGAAGGGTAAGCAGTATTTAAAATATATTAAGAAGAAAAAAGACCCTATTTATAATACACAAGTTGTTCAGAAAATTTCTGAATATTTCGAATGTAGTCAATCCGAATCGGAAGACTATTTAAAATTATTAACAAAAAAACAAATTAGAGAATTGGTATCTAAATACGGGTATACCGATAAAGAGTTAAAACAAATGGGAATATGATATGATAGTTCCAAATAATATATTAGATGATATGGAGAAAAAACACAAAATGAAAGTTATTAAAGAAGCAAGTACAAAAAAAGAAGTAAATTCTTATTTAACAGGTGACCACGGCGACATTGTGACACTGATGGAACAAGAATGGCCAGAGATGACCAAAGAATTTAAAAGATTACAACAAGAACAATATGTATTGTTCTGTCACAAACAACACGATTACGGTCCAGGTAACATAAGTGTTGGAACACAATTACAAACAAAGGATGAGATACATTTATCACTTACGGGTCTATGGTTTAGAATGAATGATAAGATTCAAAGATTAAAAACTTTATTGATGAGTGGTAAGAAAGCCGCAGTAAATGGTGAACCGATGGAAGATGCTTATCTTGATGTATCCAACTATGGAATTATGGCAACAATCGTAAAGAATGGCAAATGGGGCAAGTAGAAACTAAACAAGTTAATATAAGTTATTCTCAATATTCTATGTGGGCACAATGTCCGTATAGATGGAAATTAAATTACATTGATAGATTATCCAGCTTTACAGATAGTATTCATACTTTATTCGGTACAGCGATGCATGAAACTATGCAAACTTGGATACATTGTATTTATAATAAGACAGCTAAGTTAGCAAATGAATTAGATTTGGAAGATTTACTACTTTCTCGAATGAAGACACTTTACCACGAGAAAATGGAATTGGAGGGGGCAGAACATTTTACCACTCCCGAAGAATTAACAGAATTTTGGAAAGATGGATGTGCAATTTTAGATTTTCTTAAAAAACGTAGAGGTGATTATTTTTCTAAAAAGGGTTATGAACTATTAGGAATAGAAACTGAACTAAATTTTCCACTAAAAGATGGAATTATGTTTAGAGGATTTATAGATTTAGTTATTAAAAATAAAATAACTCAAAAAATAAAAATTATAGATATAAAGACTTCCACGATGGGTTGGAATAAGTGGATGAAAGCAGATAAGAATAAAACATCACAACTTTTGTTATATAAACAGTTTTATTCAAAGATGTATGATTATCCAATTGATAAGATTGATGTAGAATACTTTATTGTTAAACGTAGATTGTATGAAAATGTAGATTGGCCTCAAAAAAGAGTTCAATATTTTGCACCAGCAAGTGGTGTACCATCTATGAATAAAGTAATACTCAATTTAAAGAATTTTGTTAAAGAGGGCTTTGTAAACGGAAAGCATAATACGGAACATACTTTTAAAAAGGAAGCGTCCAAGAAAAACTGTAGATGGTGTGAATTTAACCAGACGGAACATTGTGATGCGGGAGTGAAATAATGGGATTACAGAAAATTAGTTTAAGAATGTATCTACCACATTTATTGGAAAATAAAAAGACATTAGAATTTTTAACAGCCACCTACGAAGAATTAAAAAATCCAACAATTTTATATTTGTGGTATGATAAGAAAGAAGATAAAGTTGAACCAAAAAAACTTAAATCTTTTATATCTGCGTGGGAACGTAGGGATCATTATAGAACTTTTATACATACCAAATTGGTTTCAGGCCCTCAAAATTTTATATGGTTTGATATTGTGCCTGCTGGAATTAATACATCCGAGGTATCTGGTAGGTTTCAATATCATTATTATAATTCGGATAAATTGGTGGACGGTATTAAACAATTTAAAGAAATTGTAGATTTTTGTTCTCATAATAAACAAGTTAAAAAACAAAAAAGAACTGACTGAAAGTATAAATGAAGATAGGTATCGTAGGTAGTAGAGAATACGAGAATAAATTAAAAATAAAAGAATTTATTTTTCAATTGAAAGAAAAATTTGGAGATGAATTAGTAATAGTTAGTGGTGGTCAAAAAGAGGGGGCCGATGGTTACGCTAAGAAATTTTCACTTGGATTTGATGTAAAATACGCAGAATTTCCACCAGTACATTACTCATATAATCAACATTGTGTATTAAAGCGAGGAAGATATGGACAAAAATATTATGTAGGAAACTTTTTCGCGAGAAATAAACTGATAGCGGAATATAGTGAGATGGTGGTAGGTTTCATACCAGAAGGAGCTGTATCAAATGGTACAAGGCATACTTTAAGTGAGGCAGAGAAGTTAGGAAAACGAATATTAATAATTAATTAATGAGATAATATATATTTATATATATGAATATATTGGAAAGATGTTATGGATAAGTTACACTTAACATCGGTAAAGATATTAAAAAGTATCCATTTAAAATTTAAACGTAAATGTTTAGAAGATGAATTTACATTACAAAAATTTGTAAATAGGGCACTCGATATATATAACACCGATGAAGAATTTAAAGATAAAATAAAAAACTATGTGGATTTAGAAAAGTCAGGTAGCATGTTATGAATAAAAAGAAAATATTACTACTCTCAGACGATTTACGAATGTCGAGTGGAGTAGGTACAGTTTCGAAGGAATTTGTATTAGGTACAATTAATCATTACGATTGGGCCCAAATTGGTGGAGCTATAAAACATCCCGATGAAGGTAAAGCGGTGGATATGAAAGATGCTCTAAAAGAAGATTTTGGTATAGATGATGGTTATTTAAAGATATATCCTTCGAGTGGTTACGGTAACCCTGATATGTTAAGGTCAATTTTGAGATTGGAAAGGCCAGATGCTATAATGATTTATACAGATCCAAGATTTTGGATGTGGTTATATCAGATGGAAAGAGAGATTAGGTCACAGATACCTATTTTCTATTATAACATTTGGGATGATTTACCATATCCTATGTGGAATCAACCTTTTTATGAGAGTTGTGATCTACTTATGAATATTTCTAAACAAACGGTTAATATTGTAAAAAATGTAAGACAAAATAAACCAGTAGAAGATTGGCAATGTACATATGTTCCACACGGAATTAATTCAGACGATTTTAAACCAATAGATGATACTGATGCTAAGTTCGTACAGTTTAAAGATGAGTTATATCAAGATAAAGAATATTCTTTTATTGTTTATTTTAATAATAGAAATATTAGAAGGAAAAATCCTGGAGATGTTTTAATGGCATTTAAAACTTTTACAGATAAGTTATCTGAAGAAGAACGAGAGAAATGTGCATTAGTGATGCACACACATCCAGTAGATAATAATGGAACTGATTTACCTGCAGTGGCCGAAGCTTTGATGCCAGATTTAAATGTAATATTTTCTGGAGCAAAACTTGATACCGCCCAAATGAATTATTTGTATAATATAGCGGATGTTACTATTAATATCGCATCCAATGAAGGATTTGGTTTAGGAACGGCAGAATCAGTTATGGCAGGAACACCAATCATTGTAAATGTTACAGGTGGTATGCAAGACCAATGTGGATTTAGATACAAGGGTAAGTTATTAACCGCTAAAGATTATGAGTGGGTACATTCTTTACATAATAAAAAAGAATGGAAAGATAATCCTGATTTGACTTGGGGTGAATGGGTAAAACCTGTTTGGCCAGCATGTAGGTCATTACAAGGTTCAGTACCAACACCATATATCTTTGACGACAGAAGTGATTATGAGGATGCTGCAGATCAAATTCACGAGTGGTATAAAGTACCAACGGAAGAACGAGATAAGATGGCTTTAAAAGGCAGAGAATATATGTTGAGAGATGACACAAATCTTTCAGCTAAAGGAATGTGTAATAGATTCATAGAAGATATGGATACGGCATTCGAGAAATGGACACCAAGAAATAATTTTGATTTAGTAGAGGCGTAAATGAGTAATAAACCAAGAATGCTAGTTACAGCACCAGTTACAACACGAAGTGGTTATGGGGCACATGCAAGAGATATAGTTTTATCTTTATTAGATTTAGACAAATACGATGTTGCAGTTTATCCAGTTAGATGGGGAAATACGGCAATGGATTATTTGGATGAGACTGATAAACAACATAAACGAATATTAGATGTGTTGCTTTATGAGTTAAGTGAGAAAACATATCCACAACCAGATTATCATGTTCATATAGTAATTCCAAATGAATTTCAACAATGGGGAAAAACCTATAATATAGGAATTACTGCAGGTACAGAATTCACTGCAATTCCTGGAGAGTGGATTGATGGATTGAATAAAATGGATATGACTATTGTTCCTTCACATTTTACAAAAAATGTATGTATAAATACAAAGTTTGATAAATTAAATGATAAAACAAATGAAAAAATTGGTGAAGCAATGGTTGAAAAACCAATTGAAGTTTTGTTTGAGGGGTATGATGATAAGTTATATTCACCAACTAATATAATAAAAAGTGATTTAACTACTCAATTAAATACGATTAAAGAAGATTTTTGTTTTTTAGTATGTGGTCATTGGTTACAAGGTGAGTTTGGACATGATAGAAAAGATATTTCGAGTACGATTAAGTTATATTTTGATACATTTAAAAATGTTATTAAAAAACCAGCATTGATTTTAAAAACGAGTGGGGCAACTACTTCGGTGATGGATAGATATGATATTTTAAAGAAAATAAAACATATTAAAAAATCGTGTGGTGGAAATATTAAGACATTACCTAAAGTTTATCTTCTACATGGAGATTTAGCAGATGATCAAATGAATGAGTTGTATAATCATCCAAAGGTTAAGGCAATGGTAAGTTTAACTCACGGTGAAGGTTTTGGAAGACCGTTATTGGAATTCGCCACAACAGGAAAACCAATTATGGCATCCGATTGGAGTGGGCAGGTAGATTTTCTAAATAAAGGATATACTACTTTATTACCAGGAGATTTAAAAAATGTACCAAAGGATTCTTTTCCAAAAAATATTTATGTTAAAGAAGCTAAATGGTTCGTGGTTAATTACGGTGTTGTAAGAAGTATGTTAAAAAATATAACAAAAAATTATAAAAAGTTTAAGAAGAAAGCACTTAAACAACAACAGTTTGCTAAAAAGTTTACACGAGATAAGATGACAGAAAAGTTGGGAGAAATATTAGATGCTTATCTACCCATACCAGTAGAGGAAGTAGATATAAAATTACCAAAATTAAAAAAAGTTAATCTACCTAAATTGAAGAAGTTATAATGGAAGTAAATATAAAATGTCCCCATTGTTATTCTAAAAAAATGTGTTTTGAAACGAAAGTGGAAGACTATTCCAGTTTCTTATGTTTCAGATGTGGGTTTATGAGTGATACTCGATTAATTCCAGAATCAGAATTTTTAGAAAAACATTTAGATAACACACCATATTTAGTTGAATCCTTATCACATTATGATATCAATAGAAAAATATATTGGTATCCCTCAGTAATGAATATGGGAGCAAGAGGAGTAGTGTTTCCTATACGGGATAAAAAAACATATAAATGGAAAGCGTGTAAGTATATTGAGACCGATAAAGATAATTATAGTAAAGAGTTAGATGTAGAGAATGGAATGGAAGTTGAAAAATTTGATTTCCTTAAAACATTAGACTTTTTGGAAATAATAATTAATAAAAACTTTGGTTGAAATAAATGGCAAAAATATTAACAAGATGGAATCAAGTACGAGCAGGAGATATTATATCTTTCAGATATCTTTCAGGAACTACTAACAAAACTTTAACACATACTCTGTTGGTATTGTCTAAACCAGGACGGAAATCAGTAGGTAAAAGTGGAAAAACGTATGTTGTTGGTTTAAAATTAGAAGAATCAAATAGACCAACAGTTGTAAATACTAAAATGATAACTGATGTACTTTTGAAATATGGTGAAGTTGTTGTGTTTGATGCTAAAAAGAAAATATTTAGATTGGAGTTTCATAAAAGGGCAAATAGAAGAAATTTGGAAGCCGTATATAATAAATTAAAAAATAAAATAAAGTCTTTAAACATATATAGAACTTATGATTTTGAAAAGGCACGGAAAAGCCAAGTATTTTTAGAATCGGTTAAGTTAGATAGAGAATTAAGTAAATTGTTATTGGAACAATATGAATGAGAATAAGTTATGCAATAACCGTTTGTAATGAAGAAACGGAGTTACAAAAATTAGTTACATTTTTATTAAAACACAAAGAGTTACAAGACGAAATAGTAATCACTTACGATTCTAAAAATGGTTCTAAAGGTGTTGAAGATTATCTAAGAACACATTCAGTAAATGGTGAGTTTAGTTGGCACCCATATGAGTTTGACGGTAATTTTTCAGACTTGAAAAATCATACCAAGAAACTGAGTAGTGGAGATTATATATTTCATTTAGATGCAGATGAAATTCCACATGAAGTATTGATGGAACAAATACATACAATTTTAGAGATGAATGATGTGGATTTGGTATGGATTCCACGAGTAAATACAGTCGATGGTATGACACAAGAACATATACAAAAATGGGGATGGAAAGTTACACAAAAAGGTTGGGTAAATTTTCCAGATTATCAGGCACGAGTATTTCGTAATGATGAAAAGATAAGGTGGACTAGAAAAGTACATGAGTATATTACTGGACATACCACACAAGCACATTTACCACCACACGAAGAATTGTCGTTATATCATCCAAAGACTATAAAAAAACAGGAAAAACAGAATGAGTTATACGAAAAAATCCAAACAACGTAAATTTTTACCAACATTAGGTGAATTAATAGATAGACTTAGCATACATCAGTTAAAGGAAGTATTTATACCAGAGAACAAAAAGAATTATGCTAAAGAGATGAGTGATATGGTTCACGACATTGATATGATTCTTAAAGAACACAACGGTGAAATAACAGGATCTGTTATTAGATCAATAGTTGTATTAGCACAAATGAATACTCACATTTGGCACAATGAATCTCAAGTTCGTAAAGGAACAAAAGGTTCAGATAATCTTATGTTAACTCATGGGTTAAATGGTATTAGGAATACTGCTATTAATAAAATAATGGAAGTAGTTGGTGGTAGGAAAGATTATAAGGTTGATTGTATTGCATCAGATTTTAAAGATTGGGATGTGAGCTGGTAAATGTTTAGGGAAACTCGTAAACGGTCATTAAGAAAATCTATTGGTTGGAGAGTTGTAGCTTTCAGTAATTCTTGGATGATATTAACATTAGGATTAACCGAAATACCATTATACAATGCCGTCATTATGAATGTGACAGGGATAGTATATTTTTATTTATATGAAAGAATGTGGAATAAATCTCAGAGTGGAAGGTATACTGAATGAGTAAGAATGTAGTTTTTATACCAAATATAGATTTAGGAGATGGTAGAAATAAATCATACAGTTATTCAATTAATAGTTGGAAACATTTCTGTGATAAGTATGATTGTGAATTAGTTGTATGGGAAGATTTATTATTGCCCGTAGAACAAATGAAAATAACTTGGCAACGATATTATATGTTTGATATATTAGAGGCAAATAATATTGACTATGACCAGATATTGATAGTAGATGCAGATACAATAGTTCACCCTGAGTGTCCTAACTTCTTTAATGAATCAGATGGTAAGTATAGTGCAGTTAGAAACAATGGCAGTTTTGAATGGGTGAGAAGGTCAATGGATGGATTTTCTAAGTTATTATTTCCAGGTGATATTCCGTTTAAGGTATGGGATTATATAAATTGTGGATTTCAGATTGTTAATAAAGACCACAAAGAATTTTTCGAATATGTGAGAAATTATTATTTAGAAAATAAACAACCTGTACAAAATGCAATAGCACAAGTTCGGGCAGGAACAGACCAAACAATAATTAATTACTTATTGAGATTTCAAAATATAGAAATAAATTATTTACCAATTTGTTATAACGTACAAGATTTACATTCTAAACAGTTATTATTTTTACATCCTAAAATGTGGTTTAAAGATGAATTAATATTTAAAAATTGTGGTTATGTATTTCATTTCAATGCAATACCACCAAACGAAATGGGTAGAGATGCCAATTATTGGATAAAGAGAACCTACGAGGAGTTTTATAAATGAAACTGTTAGAACAGAAAGTAGCATTCTTTTCAGAAACAGGAAATAACCAAAAGTATCCAAGAGATTTTCCAAACGCTCGTACAGAAGTAGCGTGGTGTTTGGCATTAGATGCTCCTATGTGTGCACTTGATGTATTACCAAGAGAAAAGTTTGATTTGGGTATTGTTATTATACCGAAGAATAATCCAAAGGTTAATTTAGATTTTATAAGAAAGTGTTGTGATAAAGTTGCAATAATGCAAGAAGGCCCACATTGGTATTTTCAAGACTACGATATAGATAAACAGTTTCATTATTATAATACGTTGAGGTCGGCAGATTGGGTGTATTGTCATAATGAATCTGATGTGAAATATTATAGAGGATTAGGTTGTGAAGATGTAAGAGTGATGAGAAGCTTAATGATACCAGAAGATATCTTACCAAGAAGTGAATGGGGAGATGCCACTATTATAGGTGGTAACTTTGTTAGTTGGTATGGTGGATTTGATTCTTATATTGTGGCGAGAGAAACAGATGCTACGATTTATGCACCATCAATGGGTAGAAAACAAAAACAAGAAGATGCAATCGAAGATATTCAGTATTTACCATATATGACTTGGAGAGAGTGGATTAATAATTTATCACAATATAATATAGGAGTTCATTTAATGAGAACTCACGCGGCAGGAACATTTGCTATGAATTGTGCATTTCATTCAATACCTTGTATTGGTTATAGAGGATTAGACACACAAGAAAATTGTCATCCTAATTTGACAGTAGATGTAGGAGACTTAGAAACTGCAGTTAGAAAAGCACAGTTACTAAAAGAAGATATGGGTTATTATGATGAGTGTTCTCTTCAGGCACAAAAAGGATTTAGTGAGTATTATACAGAATATAAGTGGTTAGAGAATTGGAATAAACAATGGACAGAGTAATAAGTTTTATTATTCCAAGTAGGAATAATCTAAAATATCTAAAACAAGCATATGAAAGTATTCGTAAGAACTCGTCAGTAGAACACGAGATATGTATTGCTGATGATTTCTCTGATGATGGTACAATGGAACAAGTATTGGTTTGGATGAAACGAGATAAGAATATCAAGTTTCATAGAAATCATGGGCCTACAAGATTAGGACACACAATACTATATGATACATTGATTAATGATTATGCCACACACGATGTAGTTATGATATTTCACGCCGATATGTATTTATGTCCTAAATCAGATGAAGCAATATATAAACATTTAGAACCAGGTAAGGTAGTTTCTCTTACAAGAATAGAACCACCTCTACATCCTGATGGGCCCGAAAAGGTATTAGAAGATTTTGGTATAGAACCTGAAGAATTTGATGAGGAAGCGTTATTAAAAAAAGTTACTACACTTCAATTAATGCATGGAACAGATTATAATTTCGCTAAGTTTACCGAAGGTATATTTGCACCTTGGGCAATATACAAAAAAGATTTTCAATCTATAGGTGGCCACGACCCATTATACGCCCCACAATCTAAAGAAGATTCAGATATCTTTAATAGATTTGTATTAGCAGGTTACGAGTTAATTCAGACTTGGGAAGGTTTTGTATATCATATGACTTGTAGAGGTTCAAGATTTAAGGACGGAGCACTTCGAAATCCCGCGGGACAAGTGTTTATGAAAGGCAGGGAATCGAGTGAGTGGTTAGAACAAAACCTTCGTAGCACCCGTAATTTCATACGCAAATGGGGACATATGGTACGACACGACGAAATGATGAAACCAATCATTCCACCAAAATATGATATAGGATTTGTGGTTCATAATTGTAATACTCAAATGTTAAAAGAATTAGAGCCGTGGTGTTCAGACATATACGGTGATTGGGTAGGGCATAAAGGATATGGAGTAAATGGTTATATAAAAGAAGAACAACCAAATACTCAATTTGATTTAAGTAAAAAAATTCATTCACAACACATAGAACCTAAAAATGATGTGGTGATTGAGTTAGATTGTAACCTTTTAACATCACAGAATTTTCAGATATTAGTGAACTTATCAGATATACTTAAAGATTCAGGTGAAGTGGGAGAGTTGCAATTAGAAATTTTTAAGTTTAAGATTAAAAAATTAGAGGATTATTCTAAGGATTTAATTAATGTTATTTAATAGAATTTTTGATAATAAATTACACGTAGTAGGTGAAGTAGATAATTTAGGTTTTGATAATACAGAAGGATTAAGAATTCCAGATGAATATTTAGAAAATGAAGAATTTGTTATATGTAGAGGTGCTCAAGGAATTGGTGATTGGGGAGTAATATCTGCACTACCTCGTATATTGAACGGGAAGTATCCAAATTCCAAGGTAAAAATACCATCAAGTAAAATGATTAAAAATTTATTTGGAGTGGAGTCAAACATTTCAAAATTGATATTTGATAACAATCCATATGTGGATGAGTTTGTTGATGAAATAGATGGTGAGGTATTTCACGACCATTATAGAATATATGATAAAGACAATACTGATATACCACTTATTAAACAAATGTTAAAGTTTTGGCAGTTTGAAGAAAATGAAATGGAAGACTGTAGACCAGAAATGTATTGGAGTGATGAGGAAAAAGAGTTAGGTGATGGAATTATAAAACAGGTTGTGGGTGATGAAGATTTTGGTGGATTATTAGTATCTGATAGATTTGGAACACAATATGGAAACCCCGATGAAAAAACCTTAAAGAATGAAACTACAAAGATAATAAAAGTTTTAAAAGAAAATCCATTACCATATTTTTATTGGACATATAAACCCATTGGAGAAACACCATTCTTTTTTCCAAAATTAGCTTTAGATATGAGAAATATAGATTTGAGAATACAATTGTATATTAGGTCAAAGGCAAAGTTAAATGTAGGTAATCAATGTGGTACTTTACAAACCATAAGTAGATATTCTAAACTATATACAGTTCAACGACAGTTTCCAATTGCTCACAATTATGTAGATGGAGAGATTTATTTATGAGTAATGTAGTTGTCTATACTGCAATTTTTGGTGGATATGATTTTTTATATGAACCATTGGTTAAACCCGATAATGTAGATTATGTGTGTTTTACTGATAGTAAAGATATGAAATCTGATACTTGGGATATTAGATATACTTTACCATTGTATAATAATCCAGAGTTGAAAAATCCAGCCGTAAGAAATGCAAGAAAGTATAAGGCACTACCACATAGATTTTTATCAGAATATGAGTATAGTGTTTGGGTAGATGGGAATGCACAATGTAGAGGTGATGTTAATGAATTGATACAGGAATATTTGTGGGATTATAATGAATCTTCTGATGGTGGTCAAACAGGAGCAATTATTCCAGCACATTCTTCACCTAAACCAAATATGGCCGTATATGATAAAATGAGTTGTGCACTTGATCCGTGGAATTGTATTTATGAAGAAGCCAGAAGGATATTTCAGTTTGGTGAAACGAATTTAGCAAGAGAACCTTGGAAGGGGATTAAAGCATATAAAGATGATCCTAAATTGATACAGAAACAAACTGATAAATATATGAGGGAAAATTTTCCACCAAATTTAGGATTATTAAGTGCAATGGTATTAGTTAGAAGACATATGGAAAAAGATGTGTGGATGACAGGAGAATCGTGGTGGGAAGAAATGAAATATTATAGTCATTTAGACCAAATGAGTTTTAATTATGTGGCGTGGAAAAGAAGATTAAATTTTAATTGGATAAAGGAAGATGTTAGAGAGTGTAGACACTTTCAACATAAAGGAATACATAAGGTGAAATTAGATGAAAAATAGATATGATTTATTAATCACTGGAGGTAATGGATTAGTTGGTAAACATTTACAAAAATATATAATTAGTAATCATCCGTTAGAACCAGAAGGACAAGATACTGTAAAATATTTATCAAGTTTGGATGCAGACTTAACTAATTATAAAGAAACAAGAGAAGTTTTAGCATATTACCATCCTAAAAGGGTTATACATTTGGCAGCAAGAGTGGGTGGTATTGAGGATAATATGAATTATCCTATAGATTATTTAGAAACTAATTTAGCAATAGATACTAATGTGTTAAAGGCTAGCCAAGAACAAGGAGTTGAAAGATTAACTGCCTGTTTATC